TTATAATAACTGTCTATTGCACTATTCATAAGTTGCATAGAACTAAAAGGATACTGTTGAGAATTTGTATATGGATCTATATCATTCCCGTAATAGCTTATACCAGATTCTGTACCATTTATATTAGGATAAAGTAAAGAATCTTGGTCAGGCTTTATTGAAAATGGTCTAAGGTCTTCAATATATCCCTCCTCAGGATATGCTTTAAAATCAACCTCTATACCAGATTTTATTTCGTCGACATTTAGACTATCTACCCATCCTCTAGTTTTGTATATGTTAAAATAAACACCCTCCCCCGTTATATCTACTATTCTAGCATTAAGTGGAAGGTAATCCCTTTTTAATCTCTCTCTAAGTCCAAAAAGTTTTAAAAGAATTTCTTCGGGACTAAATAAAAAATTATCCTCAACTATTGGATATCCATATTCGTCCTCTTCGGATTCTTCGTTAACTTTATTAAGATCGTAAAAAAGTCCAAAAAGAGATGTTTTCTTAAATGATTTAGAAGGAAATAGTTCTTCGTATTCTTTCTTTAATCCGAATGATCCATCTTTCTTTTTACCATATATTTCAATATGTTTAAATTTTCCTTCATTCTCATCTTTTAATAGATTGCTTACTAATTCAAGTGTGCTAGTTCCATCTATTTTAGGCCTTGATATTTGATCAAGTATTTTCCTGTTTTGTTGTAAAGGAGTTAATGTATCAGAAGTATCGCTTTTTATATTAAGCCAATATTCTTTAATTCTAAGATCGTAATATCCAAAGAATTTTATCGCATTTATTAGAGATTTATATGAACCTATATAAGGAAAAATACTATCACCAGTTAATAATAATTCTTTTCTTTTTTTATTGATTAATTCATAATCTGGATATGGTTCTTTTATATCATAATCTCTGAAAAGCTTTGCATCACTTGTGTTTATATCTCGCCCAAAATTTGAAAGAAGTACGGATAATCTACTATCTTCACCCTCAACCTCTCCGTGAAAATCAACAGTCAATATAGTCTTAATATTATTAGGATCAGTGTAATCTTCAAATATTAATTTTCTATCGTATATTCCTTCGTTGTCTGAATTCAATGCTATATTAATTTGCATTGATGATGAGGTTACATCATTAGTTAATACTAATCCTGTATTCGTATCGACTGTATCAAAAGAATTGTATTCTGGATAAAATTCAACATTCTTAGTTTTAACTAATAATGGTCCGTCGATAGAAGAATCAACACCAAGTTCATAAGTGTAAATTATTCCTGTTACGTCATTCTTTTCGTCATAATCAGACTCCCATCTAGTTCTCCAAACAGGGGAAGAGGAATTACTAATTCCTTTCTCATGGGGATATCCATATTTAACTTCCGTTCCCTCTAAAAATTTTTCAATAATAAAGATGTGCTCTATCTCAAAAAGTTTTTCTGAAACTATAGGGAAAAGAACTGATCCCTCCCAATATTCACCATTGAATTGAAATTTATATTGTTCCCCTTTCTTATCAAAAAATAAAAGATTCTCTAATACCATCTTACCTCACATACTTATTGTTCTTAGGAACTGTATAATTAATATAGTTCTTTATGTATTTTGTTGTTTCAAAAAGCTGATGAATAACTTTCTCTATACTAGCTAATATTTCCATTCTATTAGAGTCACCACCATTTATATGATTTGATAAAGTCTTTTCAAATATCTTTCCTTCATAATCATACCCAACATTATTTCTAATGTCGTTTTCTGTATTAATCATTTCATACCAACTTTTCTTGCTCATGAACTTTTAATTTTTTAACGATGACTTCATCAATTGATTCATTTTAGTGTTATGTGTAACAGGAACTATCGCTCTAACGTCTATATTTATCGAAGATAATCTACTCATACTAGCTCCACTATCATAATATATCCCATTTCTATCCTCCCATCCTCCACTAATCAATACGATCTCATCTTTATTCATTTTGATATCTCCAAATTCATCAAATCCAATTTCAGGTGAATTTGGACTCTGCACTTTAGCAGCTTCGTTAGCTTGTCCTACAAAATACAAAGAAACTGAATCGACTCCTTCTACTCCATTTTCTATAGCAGCGATTAAATCAGATCTAGGTATTTTATCCCTTCTTCTAATGTTCAAGAAATAGGTTGATAATATATTAACTATTTCATTTTTTATAAGCTCTGGATCATACCCCTCAAATACGCTTATTGCTATATTAACAACATATTTAACAAGTACAGGATCTAATATTTTAACCTGTGTAGTAACTATTTTTTGCCCGCTATCATCAAGTAGTGCATTTATAGCTTTCACTTGATTTGGAGTTAATTTGAATTTACTTTCTTTTATATCAAAATACGTCTCATTGCTCTTTAACATCTTTGTGATATCTGGAACAAGTATTAAATAAATGACATTGTCATCATCTAAATACTCATCATCAAAAGTTGTAAAAGCTTCTATTATAGAAAACTGTCCAAATTTTTCAAAAAATGTTATGTAATTTGTAGGATTAGCTAAGACATAACTTCTTGAGGTTTTAGGAGCAATTATTCTAGTAAGATCTACCGGCTCTTGCGATGCCCCTAACTGAGGAGCTATCTCACATTTAACGTTAAAGATATCAGAAAGAGTCACATTGTTACCAAATAGATCAGTACCGTCAGAATCAAAGGCAAATAAAACCTTACTCACATCATCAATATCTACGTTACCTAATGCACCAGATGAATCTAAATACTCAACCTCAATTAATGTACCTGGAGCAGGCGGAATTCCAAAATGAACATTACCAAAAAATAAATCAATTCCAGATATTAAGGAGCTTTTAACTAAATATCCTTTTCCTTGTCTAGGTATATCATAAAGGGAATCATACTTCTTCCATACTTCTCCGTTAACTCTCACAACAACCTCAAAATTTTCTATGTTAGATGTTCCTCGGGATGATATGTTATAGCTTTGTAATAACTGCCCAGTCCCCGTAAATCTTGCAGCATTTTTTACCCCCTCTATAATCGGAACTGTAATTTTACTAGATCCGTCCAGATTAACTCTAATATAATCTTGTGGAAGTTTTATTAGATATTTCTTTGCGTTGTTTATACACCGAACTTCAGACCAATTAGGAAGAAGTATAGCTCCACCCTGTATATCTTCGAATTTTTTACCATTCCATGAAATTGTTATTTCACCCTTAGCAGAAATAGATCTTGTTGGATTATGGCCTGCTAATGTTGCAAGTCCATAAATTGAAGATTCTCTTGTTGCTTTGTGTATGTTTAATTCTGTTATTGAATCCTCAATAAAGAATAAAATAAATTGTGCTAGGTTATCCAGAACAAATATTATTTGCCCCCATACAGAAGCAACAGTAAATAATTGCTCTGACATAGAATATCTTGCTTGAATTAATTCAAACGTTTGTGATATTAAATCGGATATCTTCGCTTTGTCTTTAGTAAATAAATCCATATTAAAAAATTTTTATACCCAAAATAGGGCTTCCTTTTATTGCAAAATCTATTATACAAGCATCTCTAGTCTCGCCTTTTAAGAAACCAACCTTAAAATCCACTTGATATAAACTTCTAGCTAATGGTACATATGTAGATAGGTGAAGTGCTATACTTCTCTCTAACGTATCTTGGTCAACCTCAAGATCAAATAATAGTGATTCAAGGTCTATACCAAAATAAGGATCCCCTAGAACTTCTCCAGGGGTAGTCATCATACAGTTTTTAATCATACCAATCAGTATCTCAACTTGATCGTCTGTATGCATTACCCCAGATTTATAATTAGGATCATCCGGGTTTCTCGGGTAAATTTCTGAAAATCTTGCCATCTTGTTCTATATATTCAAAGAAAAATGAAAGGACTATTTTATAGTCTTTTCACCTTTAGAATTATAGATCCAAAACTCAAAATTTAATCCTAGATTGAGGCATGCTTGTTTTTTAAGAATATTTCTCGACAAGTTAACTTCATAGGTATATTTAGATTTTATCTCTATTATCTTATTTTCTGATATTATATAAATGTCCGGATAATATTTTTTTCTCTTATTGTTTTCGTAAATATCATAATACCAAATATTTCCGGTATATTTTTCAATCTCTTTATTGGAAACTATGATATCCTCCTCTCTATATCCTCTATCTAAAAGCTCAACTAATCCAAATCCCTCGTATCCTTGGATTTTTTCTATTCTACCTGATGGAAATATAAACAATTTTTTCTTATATGACGTATCCAAAGATTTTTCAAATGAAGGGGTATAGTGCATAACATGTTCCACTCCGTATTTTAATATCATAGTTTCTTTGGATTTCTTTTTAAAATCTTCACTCTGAATATACCAATCTGTTCCATGTTTCCTTCTATTAGTTTCTTTTGATTTATTTTTAACATCTTCTGAACACATAGAAGAATTTCCTCCATATTTTAAATTATTGGTAATCCTCGCTTTTTCTTTTATTTCTGGATTATCTAGAACATGTTCAAATCCATATTTTTCTTTATTGGTTTTTCTTTTCTTGTCTTGTGTCTCTTTTAGTTTAGTTGGATGTCCTCCGTATTTTTTATTAAAGGTTATATTTATTTTTTCTTTAAATTCTTCGGTTTCTGTATAAAAGTCAGCTCCGTATTTTTTTCTGTTATTATCTTTAATTTTTTCTAAAGATCCAGGAACTTCCATTGGATTAGTAGTACCATGATTCCTCAACATAGATTCATTCGTTTTATCTCTATTGTATTTTTTAACACAAGCTTCAGACATACAAGTTGCATAATAATTTACAGGATTTGTAGGCTTTTCCCCGTAACGATCTATAGAAAATTTAGCTTTTTTTGAAAATAATTTTGGTTTACCACAATACGGACATAACTCAATTTCATAAGAATTAAACCAAACATGATAAAATCTCTGCTGAATAGATATTTCTTCTGAATAAACTATATCCAAAAAGGCTGTTAGCTCCCTTAGCTCCTGGATAATTTCTGATTTCTTTTTGATACTACCTATAATAGCACCAAAAGCTTTTCCCTGATAGGATCTCCATGATTCAATTTTCTCTAATATACACATAAAATGATTTTTTATATGTATTATATATCATTAAACCTATTTTTTTTTCAATTCCACTGAAGGAACCAACTAGGGGTGTTCTCATCTTTAATCATCTGAATTATTTCAGCTTTTTCAGTTGTACCTAGGGTTTGAATATTATTGTAATTTATTCTAACACCTCCGGGTAAGTTATACTCAAAAGTACCTAATAATCTACCAATATTTATTTTTGCCTCTGCAAGAACGTATCTAACAAATAATTCATCGTCGTATAGACTTTCTTCAGGAATATCTATATAAGCCCTACAAGCAACATCTTTACCGTCATACATAGTTGTTGAAGATTCTCCCATGGTTGTCTTAGTTCTGTTAGGATCCCTACCATTAATTGTTAATTTCTTAGTGTTCTTGTTGTATGTGAAAGCATATGTTTCTAGAAGGTATGCTTTAGCTAAGTCAAAGAATGAATAAAGAACAGTTCTATAAACTAAGTTATCTCCAGAGAAAGGAGAAAGCATTAATTCAGATCCTAATAATTTAGAATCCCCAAAGTCTTTATCAGGTGTACCTATTAAACCAGATCCACTAACTTCTCTAACATCATACACTGACCTAACACACGAGGGTAATTGTATTTGTCTGGTTGCTCTGAATGAAGGATTAGCAAATAATTCTTTACCTAATACGAATATTTTATCCTCCACTGCATATTGGTAATTATCATAAAAGAAAGCCCTAGCTCTTTTTATTATCCTCTTTATTTCCTGGTCATTTAAATTGTAAGGAAGAGATGCAGTGTGAGCAATCTCGTCTTTAACCTCCTGGATTAGATCTGCTTCAGTCATGGTTATTAATTATATTCTTTGAAATTAGCCCCTGGTATGCCAGAAGGTTTTTTATTATTATCTGAGAATTTTGAATTATCTCTGTCATTTCTATCAGGGAATCTATTTTTCTTTAATCCTCCTTTCATTTTCTTATCGTCTGCTGCTTCACCAACAACTTCAGTTTCTGGCGATATAGTAGAAAGATCCCCTATAACTCCGGATCTTATTATACCTCCAAATACCTCACAATTGATTTCCTTGGATTTATTATCAATATAAGAATCGTGTATAACATTACTGAACATAATATCAGAATGTATAATTTTAGACTTCTTAACCTCGTTATTAGTAATTAAATCGCAATCTTCTAAAGTAGAATTAACAACATCGCAATTGAATAATCTACAATTTAATACGTTACCCGAAACCTCACACTCTAATAGATCATAGTCCTTAAGTAGATAAGCTCTCTGAGTCTTACAATCTTTTAATTGGAATTTACCAAGGTTACTATCATAATTAACAAGGCCCTCTGATATACCATTCTCAATAATTATATCATAGAGAACATCCCTGAAATTATTAAAAAATGTTCTTAGTATCTGATCATCACCTCTTAAATCCACCATTATATTTAAATGAGGGTAATTCTTCTTGAAGGTTTCAGAATCTATGAATGTTGATGAGTTCTTATAAATATCCTTAAGTATCGTTTTTAGCGTCTTTACGTCATTATCGTTGAAGTAATCATTGTTTCTTAAGACGTTGAAAGTATAGATGATTATATTGTCTATAACGCTTCTGATAGGTTTCAGCTTTAATTGATAATCAGTTCCTCCTAAATATCTAACCTCTATATAATTATCCTGTAATTTAAGAAAATTTATACCCATATTCTTCTCTACTGGAACTTCAAAAAGGTTCTTATCTATATAGGAGATATCGGATGGATCTACAAACTTGTTAGTCGGAATAATTCTTTTTATAGACTTAGCATATAATGAGTCTTGTCTCTCTGGGAAATCTATATAAATACTAGGTTCATCAAATCCTAATATAAATTTAAGTATATTAAGATGAGTCATCTTAGGGATTTCGGGATAAATAGATGTATCAAAACTAACACCAAATTGAAATGCACATTTCTTGTCAGTGTATCCATTTTCTCCTATCCATTTAAGGGTTCTTATTAAAATAGGAATAGCTTCAAAATAAGGAAGAGGTCCTGTAATAAATTCAACCATTTTACTACCTCCTGAATAGTCGGGCTCTAATTTAAAGATTTTATCAGTGGGTTTAAAATTGGAATGATATTTACCAAAAACTAATACTTTTTTTCCTAAGACTTTCCCTAAATTCTCAGCAATGTCGTTTCTATTCTGATTACTATAAAATTCAAACTCGAATCCTAATTTAACAGAATAAAAAAAATCGTTATTTAACAAACTACTCATACACTATATATCTAAACAAAAAAAGGGTTCCACTTAAAGTGAAACCCTAAAATTATTTAGTGTACCGATTATTTAGAAACCTCAATCAATTGAACTTTCAAAGAAGAAGAATCGACATTAGAAACCATACAAGTAACTTTTTGACCCACTTCATATGATTCTAATTTCCCTGCTAACTTCTCTTTTTCAATTAGTCCGTTTAGTCCGTTTTCCAATCTAACAAAAACACCAAAGTTTTTTAGTTTAGCAACTTCTCCCCCGTAAGTTTTACCCTCGCTACTACCAGTAGAATCTAAAGAGTTGTCCTTAAGTGATTGAATATTCTTAAGCTTCTCATTAGGTTCCTGTATAGAAAGAGTAACTCTCTGTGGGTTCTTTATGTCAGTAACATAAAAGAAAACATTATCACCTGCTGTTAATTCCTCTAATGAAGATCTATTAGAATCATCAAAAGGAATTATACCAGTGTAGATTTCATCCCATTCAACAAATACACCAGTACCAGAAGCTCCTGTAACAACTCCTTGATATTTCTCAACAAAAGAAAGTTCTTTAACTTTAGAGTCAATAATTTTCTTAAGGTATTTCTTGAACGAAACTACAAATATGTCTCTTTTCTGATCATACACCTCAACCATTACGTGTATTTCCTTACCAACATATTCAGCAAAATTCATTATTCGATTTGCAGCTGCTAATGATCCAGGTAAGAAACATTGAATTCCTGAAAGATCTACCATAAATCCTCCATTACAAACAGAAGTAACTTTTACATTATATGCACAGTCTTCGTTTTTAATAGCATTATGAAGTTCTCTTCTAAGAGCTTTCTCGTATCCAGCGGATAATGATCCATTGAATGTTCCTGCTGCATCCTTAGTAATTACAACATCTAATGTTTGACCCACTTCGGGTTCAAAATAGGGATATCCTAATTTTCTAAATCCTTTCTCCTCTTTTTTAATGTCAATAACAACAGCCTGACCAAATGGGGTTTCTGCTAGAGTAACTCCATTAGTAGTATCTATTTTAGTTATTTTAACCTGAGTTGTTGTATTTGATTTTAAATCTTTCCCATTCTCAAAAAGTGAATTATCCTCTGGAAAAGTTTCATTATAAAGATTTGATAGATTATTCCTTGAGGATTCATCATATTCAAAAAAACTATAATTTTTATTCATGTTTATAGTATTAAAAAATTTTTATTAATAATTCTACCCAAAAAATAGAAAAGATTTCATAAATTCTAATATTTTTTTATATCCTCATAAGCTTTTTTAAACTCTGGCTTAATCTCAGGTATTGGATAATCCAATCCTGTAGATCCAAGGAAATATTTGAAAAGACCAGAAACATCAGCAGCACTTCTTAAAAACTCGTCTAAATAAATAACATAATAAACATTCTTTAGACTCATTCTTCTCCATACAGGATGATCATCCTGTATAATTAAAGGATTTATCAGATTAACAACTTGTCTGCCTATTAGAACAACTATAGGCCAAGGTAACTTATCAAGTATTTTAGCTGCTAATCTAATAGCTTCATTTATTATTTTCTCCCCAAGTGGTGTTTTAGGTACACCTTTAAAATATTGCCAGAAAAGAGAAATAGGTGTTCTAGCAAAATTAGGTACACCCATTCCAATTGATATCTGTTCAACCATATCAGTTGGCCTAGCTTTCTGGATTCCTGCTAAACTTAAAGGAGCTATTATAGGAGGTATTATACCCTTTGGATTGAATGTTGAAGTTATAACGGATCTTGCAATTTTTTGCAAATCTAATGGATCAAGATTTATAAATTTAGGAGACAGAGGGTCATTTAATTCAGGAACTATCTCCTCAAGTTTTCCTTTATCTATTAGATCGTTAGCAGATTCTTTTATATATTTCTTTATATCCTCTCCCTTAATTGTTATCTCTAGTTTACCGCCAAGGCCTTGTATATTACTTAATTGTCCTTGCTTTAGAGGGAAAAATGTAGGAAGTTCCAGTGCAGTAACAGCATTACCAAATCCGCTATTAAGTGATTCTAAACAACAAAGACTACCTTCTGGATGCGGAAAATTAGATATTAGTGGTTCTTCCTTGTCAATAGGTCTTGCTGCTTCGTTAGGTTTTCTTCTAGAAAGCCCCATTTTTTTAGAAACTATTTTCTTAAGATCCTTTACTCTTATAACTAATTGTGCTTCTTCTCCATTATACCTAACATAACTAAGTAATTCCTCTGCTGTGTATTGAACAGAAGCCATACCTGCCATGATTCTTCTGTACATATCCCTTATTTCCCTAATTCTTTTTCTTTTGAATTTAAGGGCTTTTGGTGGATTAACAGTTATTTCTGGAAGTGGAAAGAAAAAATTACCTTGATATTCACAGAAATCTATCTCAGAAAAAACTCCTTTTCTTATCTTCCTTATAACAGAAAGCTTATTACCCCTCATAAGAATGTGGGCTATGACATTAACAGATCCTTTCAGTTGTTTAACAAGATCCTCAAATTCCTCCTTATTCATTAATCTAGGGTCTTTATTCCTTCTAAGAAATATCTGATTGGGATTAGAAACGTTTAGGTTCTCTTCTAAATATTCAGGAGGTGTTATTATTTTTAAAGCATGAAGTACTTCCTTCATATCCTCCTTAAAGTTTATTACAGGTTCGCATTTATAAGGAACATTATTAGCTTTCATATCTCTTAATATTCTTATAGATTTAAGAACCCCAGGAATATCAATTTTTAAATTATCCTTATTCTTTGGAAAATGAATACTCTTAGGAGTAGGAAATGTATTATCAATATATTGAGAAATAACAGATTTTAAAACTTCTCTTCTCTGTTTAGTTACTTCCTCCAATTCATTTTTAAATTGAGACAGATCAGGTTTAGGAATATCATAAAGAGCTGATTTTTTATCATACTCTTTTCTAAGAGATTCTATCTTATCTCTTAATACAGTCTCACTTTGTTGTGCTTGTCTAAGTCCTTCTATATTACTCGGAGGAGGAACAGAATCAACTATCTTACCTAAATGAACTGCAAGGTCCTTCATTATTCTAAAAGGACTATCGATATTATCTTTTCCAAAATTTGGTAAATCTATAAGCTTATCAGGAATACCAAAACTCAAAGCCTGTTTGAATTTTTCTAATGGATCTTTTATTTTCGGATCTAATTTTCTAGGTATAAATCTAGGACCTCTTAATCCAGTAATAAACAGTGAATGCCCAAGGATAAATTCTTTTATATAAACTAATGGGGTAGGCATAAATCCTCCTATGAAAGGAATGAAAATAACAAGAACCCCTAAATTAAACGGAAGTGGAATAACTATAGGAGGAATTATTGTAAATATCATAGGTAAAGGAATCCTAATATAAGGCTGGCCGTCAACTGGATTCGGAATAGGAATAGGAATAAAAGCTGGCGGAATATACCCAACTGGCCAATATTTTAGTCCTAACCTTACTGAAGGACCACCAGTTAAGAACTTCTTCGGATCTTCAATAGGAGGTAATCCATTAGGATAAGGTAAAAGACCAACTATTGTGAGATGTTTAGCAAATTGTTTCCACCAACATTTTTGGTATATTGTAGGGCAATCTCCGCTAGGAGGAGAAGAAACTAGATAAGGTGCTTTTCCTTTAAAATCAGATCCTGCAGGCCCACAGCAAGGAGGTGGACATTTCTCTGAGTCATCATCATCAGTTCCTAAATTCATATCCAATGAATCACCAGGAGAAAGATTATCGCCAACAGATTCTTGTTGTGCACATTTAATTTTAGAAAATTTCTTCTTCAAGTTATCAGGAGACAGTTTCTTATTAAACTCTTCACTCTTCTGATTAACCAGAAGTATTATATCCTGTATCTGATCTACTCTTTTTTTCAGGTCATAATATGCTTGATATATCTTAGCACCTATTTTAGGTTCATCAGGAAGTACTTCGAATAAAGCCTTAGCTGCTGATCTTGCAGATTTTTTAACATCCCTTATTTTAGGGTTAATGTATCTCTCTTTATTTTCATTATATCTAGCATCCCATTTTTTCTTATAATTACTAAAAAAATCCTTGAACGCTTCATTAGGTTCTCCGTCACCATTAAAACTAGAAGGCCTAGATTTTGAAGGATCTCTAGCATTGTTATCACCTCTTTCACTAGCACTAAAGAAAAGCCAAGGTGAAGCAGAAATTTCAATTAATCTTCCATAGAGTACTCCATGATCGTCAACCATTTTATTAATGATTGCATTTTTTGATTTGTCTGTATCTATTATATCAGACACAAAGTTGTAAAAATCAGTGACATCTTCTTGACCTGTTTTAAGATTTTTTATTTTAAGAACTTTGCAGGTATTTAAATAGTCTACTGGAAATTCTTTTAGTATACCTTCTTTCTTATCATATTCATTACCTAGTCTTACTAGTGGTGTATCTATTTCTAAAACCTTCTCCATCTGACCGGAGTTTCCGAAAAGACTAAATTTACCAGGCTTCTCCGTTAATTTTTTAGGCATAGGAGATCCTAGATCAGTCATAAATGTTAATTCAAACTTTAACATACTTTCAAATCCGTCAAAGTATACATCACTAAATCTAGCTGAGAATTCTTTTAATTCCTCTTTGTAAATATGTCCGGGAGCACCTAATTTAGTTCCAGGAACACCTGCAAATACAGCTTCGTTAAGAACTAATTGTGCAGCTTGCTCGACAATAGACGATTTTAATTCAAATAAGGAAGGTATATTACTAAGACTAATAGTTTTCCCTAGACTTGTTGATAATGTATTTATGTAAGCATCCCTCTGATCCTCATCAGATTTTTTTAAAGTCTTAAGGGAATTTATAAGATCTCTCTTTTTGAATATAACACTAAGTGTATCATAATACTCTTGGAATTTAGAAATACCAAGATTCACGTCATAGCTACCAGATATTCCATCATAAACTATTGGTGATTTTCCTTGATCTATTAAAGAATTAAAAACTTTTCTTAATTCATCCTCCTCTAAATCTAAATTTTCAGTGGAAATTAAAAAAACATTTTTATTGAATATCTTAACCTCTTCTAAAAATGCAGAAATGTAATAATCATAATCCTGAGATTCGAATAATATCTGTCTATCTGTTTCTTTAACTTTGTCATCAAAACTTAAAGCAAGAAGAGCTGTACCTAAGTCTTTATCAGGTCCTGATTTTTTTTCTTTTGAATTTTCTTCCCAAAGTTGTTTTAGCTTTGATTGATATTCAAATATTAAGTCGTAATGGTAATATATTTCCTCTAAATAATTACTAACAACCTGCCATCTTGCTAAATTCTTAACATCAAATTCTATCGACGAAGATGCTTTCATAGCTTCATCTATACAAGATTCTATCTGTGCAGGATCAAATTTATCAACATCTGGATCTACATCTAAAGGATCTGCTTCTCGTGGTTGACTAGCTGCACGATCCTTTGCCGGAGTTGGATCACAGAACTGATCCTGGTCTATTATTTGTTTGATAGCATCCTCCGTTAATATGACATCACCCGTGATTGGATCCTCAGTTAAAACAGGATCACAATCAGCATTTAATAAAGGATCTTGTCCTCCGGGAAAGAATTGAGAATCGTATTCCTCATATGCTTTATAATTAGTGATCTGATCTTTCATTCTCTCACCATCATCATATGCTTTACTGTCCCTTCCTAAATTTCGGTCAAGTAAATTAGCATCAGTTTCAGAATTTAAATCATTATCCCTATCGTCATCGAATACTCCACCCGCTAGATCTTTAAAATCGCACCCCTTAGAATTGGAGTACATATCATCTAGAATTTTCTTAATCCTTTTCTTAGCTTCTTTCTTTCCGTCCTTTTCAAAATCACTTTTGATTTTATAATAAACAGGAGTATTATCAGGTTTAGAAATGATACATTCAAATTTTAAATCAAATCCTAGTACTTTACAAGTCCTTTCTTTTCTAGTTCCAATATTACTTGGTTTACTTAAAAATAAAGGATCCATAGCATCAAATATTGATTCATTAATACTAGATTTAAATCCAGGATTTTTTTTCTCTAGTATCGAATTTACAAGATCAGATTTTATTTTACCTTCATCATCTCTTAAAGAATCTAAATCTACACCTTGTAAAAGAGATGGGTCTGTCTGATTAGCACATTCTATTAGAATATTAGAGTATAAATCATCTCCGCTAAAATCACAAGAAAGCTGATCTATCTTCTCCTCTGAAATTGGAAGGGGTACTGGTTTTAAACTATCAACCATTGCTTTTACGGAAGATTTAGCTTTCTCTAACTCAAAATTAAATCCCCCGTCAGATTGAAGATTCTGGTAGTTTTTTTCAAGATCTTCTATTGTTTGCCCACCAGTAATAATACCAACTAATTTATCAGCTGATATATTTTCTAGATCCTCAGACAGGATCTTATCTATTATATTTTCAATATTACTCATATTAAGCTTCTAAATCATCAGGGAAATTCTCTCTCGTAACTCTAACAGTAGAACTGGTTGCTAATTGTTCAAAGCTAGAAGCTAAAGAAGAATTAACCCCAGGTGTAGCTGGCCATTTTGAATCAACTGCAATAGAAAGTTTTTTTAAAAAATCCCAAAGTGGCTCTGCACAAACAGCAGAAAATAAAGGAGAGTGACCCAAATTAGTAACTTTACCATCACACCAAACTTCTTCAGATGTGTGTTTTATCCTACTAACTGCAACATTCTCTATTTCTTGGTCTGCGTATTTTGTTATCTTCCCTCCTTTTAATTCCATGGATGCTGTATCATCAGCATGTGTTATAAGTATTGAATTATCATTTCTAATTATAATCTTAGAATCTTTAAGATCTATAACAAGTCCTTTCTCCACAGTATAGAACATTTTTAGTCTCTCGATACCATCATATATTAATGAATGTGCTCCGTCGTAGCTTCTTTTTATTTCTGTTACTAAATCAGGAGATAGTTCCTGTACTGCTTTATATTCTGGCGAATAATAATTTCCGTTATTGAATTGAACATGTACAACTGATCCTAATTTAGGTATGGAAATTCTACCAGATCCTCCATTTAAACCATAGCTCATTTCAAATCTTTGATGAGCCCAAGGAAGGTCCTCGTCTGGCATATCCTCGAACATACCAAAAACTTTAATCTTAGCTCTCCCTCTAAATTCAGGATCCTTATTATCTACAACTACACCTAAAAAGTGTTGTGATTCAGAATTGGACTTTTCTAATTTATTCCTATTTACTTGACTCATCAGGTTTATTAATTATACTATTTTAAAACAACTAGTTTCTTAAATACCAGGATATCTTCTACCAGGTACGCCAAGATCCGAACCAGGAACATTTGGATATTCATCACCTCCTTGAGTTATATTAGGATAAGCTCTTTTAGGAAGACCTAGATCCGTTCCAGGAGATTCTTTATAAACATCACCATCTGGTAAAGGATAAGCTCTCTTAGGTAAACCTAAGTCTTCTCCAGGTACCCCTTTATATTGATCTGCCCCAGATCCATTATTAGGATAAACTCTAGTAGGTAATCCTAGGTCTTCTCCTGGTACATTTTTATAAGCATCCCCACTAGTAGGTTGATATATTCTTCTAGGTACACCAAGATCCTTTCCAGGAACATCTGGATACTCATCAGCAGATATACCAGGATAATTTCTTTGAGGAAGTCCTAAATCAGACCCTGGGGTATTTGCATATTGGTCTCCAATTGTATTAACAATAGGTGGATTCTGGTTAGGTGGGTACTGTTTATCATTTACGTCAGGATATAAAATAGTCTCATCCTTATAAACATCCTCTTTTACAGAAGGATAATCTCTTTGAGGTAATCCAAGATCCTTACCAGGAACTTCTTTATATTCATCACCCTTAACTCCTTCATATACTATAGGATCATCCTTGTAAACATCGCTTAGAGTTTCAGGAGTTACTGGGGGAATAGTATAAAGACTGTCCTTAACTCCTGGATAAGTAATTGATTCATCCTTATAAGTGTCCTCGCTAATAGAAGGATAAACTCTCTTAGGAACTCCAAGATCTTTCCCAGGTACATCTGAATATTGATCCTCTTTAATACTCTCGTAAGCTCTATCAGGAAGACCTAAATCTGTCCCTGGGACATTAAGGTATGCATCCTCCTTTAATGTATTATTAGTTGGCGCGCTTCCAGGATTAACATTACCCAAACTTCCTTGTGCTCCTCCATTCGCACCGTCCGGATAAACATCTTCTTTAACAATTGGATATTGTCTTTCACCCGGACCTCCTAGTCCTTTAGACTGAGGATCGTTTTTAGCAAATGGATTAGGAATACCCGCTTTAGCTTGGTTAACTATACTCTGTACGCTGCTTAGAGCGTTTCTAGGATCTATACCACCAAGACCGTAAATATTACCCAATAATTTACCTTGCAATTTAGACACACCTAGATCTTTAAGTCCCCCAAGACTATTAGTTATAAATTTAGAAGCTAGATCTGCCGCATATTGTCCAGGATTAGCTTTATCACTAAATGTTAATGTACTTATACCAGCATTCCCACTGTAATCCATTTCATTATATCCGCTAGCTCCTGGATGCCATGTATCATTTATTACCATGCTCTCAACTCCATCGTCCTTACCTATTAAATCAGCCAATTGATTAAACTGTATCTTGTGTTCTTTAACTCTTCCTACATGGATAGAGAATTTAGTAGAAACTGCAGTAGGATTACCTTTATTGTCTATGCTAGAACCAAAAGGATAGGTTTCGTCAAAATCAAATTCACAATTATCAAATTGATAAACCCAAGCATATGGCATCATATCATAACTTCCAAATTTTGCAGATCCTGGTCTATCTTCAGGATCATCGGATTCAAACATTTCTTTAAATAATCCAGTCTGGCTGCTAAAATTCTCTAAAAAATTAGCACCCTGTGCTACCGATGGTATACTAAAAGGATTTAATAGATCGTTCACCCCACCTTGGCTTAACTGTATATTTCTGATCTCAGTCACAACCATCCACATTCTAAATTTTCTTAAATTCTCAGGAAGCATTACCCTATGATTAGTATAATCGTAAATTGCTTTTCTGTATAATTCAGCTAAAGCAGATATTCTCATGTCTATACTTTCTAAGCAATCAACAGTTAATGTTCCTGCTCTTTTTAAAGATGCTGCAGCTTTATGATAATTATGGATTGGTGTTTTTAATAAAGTTTCTAATCCAGTAACACTCTGAAAATAATAAGGGCAATGTTTATTAATGAAGTCTAGTCCATTTCTAAACCCCCTAATCATATCTTTTCTTTGTTTTGATCTAACACCTAAAAAATCTTGTGCACCCATATAAGAGATAGAGTGCATTGGATAGGCTCCAGCGCCTATTAGTCCAGGAACTCTGAATTTAGCACCGTAGAAAAAATCTATATCCTTACTGAATCCACCTTTACCTCTTATCTTATCCATTTCGTAATCATCTAATTTATCACCTCTAGACGTTTCTTTATTACTTAGGTCTTTTATATAATTAGATAATTCCTCATCATTTTGAAATTCATCAGAATTTCTAAATAGAGGTGAAGGGGCTAAAAAAGTTTCAGGATCTATCTCTGATCCTATAGCAAAATCAAAAATAAATTTAAAAGACAAGTAAGTCGGATCTTCCTTCTTAGCATGTCTATGAGAGGATATTCCTTTTATGAAATTATTTCTCTGAGCATCTATTTTTCTACTTAAGAACTTCTTAGGATCTGGAGTAAGATTATTTTTAAGACCACTCCCGAGATTAGATAAAAAATCTGCCATTTTAATTATATAATTTAATAATCATAAAGACCATACATTATATACCTCATTTTAAAATAACATTAAAAAGATTCTATTCTTCTTGCCCGTTATTACTTGGTTGGTTATTAACAGAGAGAGAATTAAAATCACTGCTGTCATTCTTACCCCAAGAGGTCTGTTGCTCAGAAGCAATTCCTGGGTTCATGCTCCATTCTTTTTTACCAAGAATCATACTCTGATACATCCCATCCTTTGCTGTATATTCTATATTAAATCCTAATACAACATAATCACCAGAAAGGAAAGCATTTATAATTCTTTTATCTCCATCGTTTGAATTAGTCTTGCTCGTTTGGACCTTTATATCATCTCTTGTATCACCTGGAGCACTAACACCTGATATTTGTTCTATAACAACTGGAAAGTTTTGTCCTCTATATAAGAAAGGTGTCCATTTAGAATTTTTAACTTTTAAAATTATCTTGTAATTATCATTCTTATTCAAAATATTTTGTATCTGAGCCTGGTGGTAATTTTCGTGAACATTTTCAAAATATACAGTACCTAAATAAGTTTTTTTAACCTCCTCTTTATAAATATTTTCACCTATTCTTCCTTTGTATATAACGCTTCTTTTTCCTAGATCCTTATTAGTGACACTTTCTATATCATATTGGACAAACTTATTTTTTGGCTTATCCGAAACTAATTTGTCATCATAAAATTGCAATTTTTGAAAATATCCAAGATCATTGCTTATCTTACCCGCATTATTCTCAATTCCAAAGGATCTGATATAAAGTGGAGAGCTAGCAAATCTAGTAGAGTTTGTAATAACTAATGGAAATTCAATTTCTTTTGATTCAACGCCTCCTTGAAAATCTGGCGTTTCGTTAACACCATAAGGAATTCTCATGGTTTCAATTTTATTATTAGTGTTATCAAATTGCTTTTTTAAATTAACAAAATTAAGATTATAATATTGATCAATCCAGCAATCGAAATAATCCTCTTCACCTGTCCAAGAAGCTCTAGTAACATCCCTTATAAATGAATCATAATCTAAATTTGCGCACATCCAATTCATCTCATCATTAGTCCTTGTAACGTTTGAAGCAAATCCTAATGATAATTCTTCAGCAACTTTTTTTAATGTATCATAACTACTTCCTTTAAACAGCTTTGAGATGTGTTTATAAATCTTAGGAATTTTAATCTCCCCAAATACAGTATAGGTTTGATGCTTTCCTGTTTGTTTATCTTTTCCTTTATCGTCACCAAATGTACTAGATGATTTAGAGAAAGGAGAGATAACTTGGGTTATAATAAAATCCATTCTTATTGGTTTAAAAAGCTCACCCAATGCTCTTATGTAAACAGAAATTACATCTCCATCCTTAGGATATGAAGTAAATATAAATCTTTCATCGTTTGTAGTAAATCTGAAAACCACACTAGGCTTAAAATCAGTAAGATCCAAAGAGAAATAATTTAACCCCTTTATAATATTGTTATTTATTTTTATTACTGGTTCATAATAACCAAAATACTTCTTTTGTATATTACCTGCTTTTTCGTCGTTGATTTTAGGATCTCCCTCATCCCTATTCATATTAACCATTGATAGCTCATCTAAAACTATAGTAGGAGCTAAATATTGTAATATAGCTTTATTTAAATTTATTTCTGCCATTTTTTATCTATTAAAAATGTTTCTTTGTGCCAGCTTAGATTTCACATCAGTTACTGATATATTTTTAGTTCCCTTAGTTCTACATTGTCCGATATCTGGACCAAATATTAATTTACCAGATTCAACAGCTATTTGCTGTTGTCCATCTGCTAATATATTAGGAGGTAATGGTGTTTGTCCAGCTGCTGCAGCAGAATTAGATATATTTTTAGCATTCAAATATTCTAATCTACCATCACTAACTTTAGATATTTTGTCTTTTAATTCTTTCCTAAACGATCTTGATTTTTCCTTCTCACTCACTGCTGATTTTTCACCATCCTTGAATAGACCAGATATCATGTTATTACCAGGAACAAATAAAACCTCCCCA